CCGTTTGCGTGCGGCCATTCGATCTCGCGGATCGTCGTCACCTGATCCCAGACGTGATCCTGCCCCGGGTCGCCCTCGATCTTCTGGTGCCAGATCCGCCAGGCCTGCTCAGGCTTGCCGCGGCCGTAGCCCCACACAGACACCTCCAGCCAGGTGTCCTGCACGTCCACCGACATGAGCACCGCCAGCACACCATCCGGGCAGGTGCCGTGCCCATAACCGCCCACCCGGGACAGCAGGCCATCGGCGCTCACTTTCGCCAGGCTCTCATCCTCCCAGGCCTCAGCGGCCCGCTTGTTCACCCAGCCCTTGAGCAGCAGCGGGTCCGCCTTGGCGCGCAGGAACTCATCGCGGATCTTTTCCCAGCTCAGCCAGCCATAGGGGGCGTACCAGCCGGGGAGGTGAAAGCCCGCCGTCTCGCCGTCGCCCTTGGCCGTAGGTGTCCAGATCCCGCCGGCCAGCATGGCGGTCTTGTGGTGCTGCGCCACCCGTTCATTGCATAGCGGGCATTGGCAGAACACCTCACCGTCGCGCTTATCCCATACCATGTGCGGCCACTCAATCACGGCATGGCCGCCGCAGCAGGGCATCAGCATCCCGTAGCGGCGACGGTCTGAGCGGGTTTCAAACTCCCAGGTAATTCGGCACGCGCCGCGGCTGCCGGGGGTGCTGGTCAGCAGCGTCTTGCGATCGGGAAAGTTGGTCTGCCGTGCTTCGGCGTTTTCGATCGGATCGCCCTTGTCATCAATCTCCAGCGGCAGTGACGAGGCCTCATCCACCCATAGGTTCTGCGCCGGCATACCCTGCGCTGCGCTGCCGCTGTTGCCGCCGATGATCGACAGCAGCATGTCCCCTTCGAACTCCTTGAGGAACATCGCATTGGCAGAGTCCCTGCTCTTGCTGCTGAGCGACTTCGCCGCCACCGCCGGGGTGTCATTGAATAGCGGCGACAGGCGCTGTCGGATCTGCCGCTTGGCAAAGCTCTCAGTGGGGAACATCACTAGGAAGGGGGCCGGGTCGTTTGCGATGGTGCGGCCCAGCCAGTTCAGCCCGCACTCGGTCTTTGCGCCGGACTGACTGCCGAAGATCAGCACCACCCGCCTGATGCGCCGTTCTCTGGGGCTGAGCAGATCCATTGGCTCCTTAAGGAACGGCACGCGATCGGTGCGCCATAGCCCCGGCTCGCTGCTGCTGCGGCGGGTAAGGACGCGGTTGTGGTCGGCCCACTCGCTGACGGTCAGATCCAGCGGCGGCTGCAGCGCCGCTATGAACGCATCGCGGTAGACCGTGGCAGCGTCAGGCTGCTTCATTCGCCAACCCTCGCAACGCTATCTCGATCTCGCTCTGCAATAGGGCGCGGACTTCCTCCTGGTCCTGCATCGTTGCCACCTTCGCCGCATTTCGGGTTGGGATGTTCAGCAGCAGATCGCGGACCTGACGGGCTATGCGTGCGGCCTCTTGGCGCACGTCGTCGGCGGAGATCAGCTCCTTCTTTTCCCGCTGCAGCTCTAGCCGGGTCAGCTCCGCCTCATAGACCGCCTTCGCCCGCTTGGCCTGTGCTAGCGATGGCCCGCCGCCCTCCGGGTGTGGCTGGCGGGTGTTGGGTGGCTCCGGCAGGTCGGTGCCATTGTCGGGCATGTTGCTGGTGTTGCCGGCCCACTGCGCATCGGCCAGCGGGGCATCAATCTGCCAGCGGCCGTTCACCTTGCGCACGGCAGGCTCGGTGAGGCGGCCGGTGTCGATCGCCTTGAGCACCGCCACGTGGCTGGTGCCACGAAGGCCCCGCGCCTTGCGGTGCTTGGCGTAGGCCTCTAGGTTCATTCTTTACCTCACCCCCGCATACTTGTGCGTCTGAATTGATAGCCGCCACTGATTCTCCATGCACGCCTGCACGCAAAGCTGCGTGGCTTGATCGCCTTGACTTACCGGCTGCAGCCATACCGGAGTGCTGTGGCGGTAATGTACTAGCAGTGCCTGCAGTCTGTTGATGTCGCTGATGCTCGTCACCGGCATCTTGATCTCATCTGCCCGTGCGATCGCGCTGGGCAGCACCTCCAGCCCGCCGCCCATCCCCACCTTCGGGCTTACCGTCACCCAAGTGTCTGGCGCCACATTGATCTCATGGGTGCCACTGGTTTCGATCTGCACCGTACCCAAGGCTTGCAGCCTTTCGGTCAGCAACCAAATATCTTGGGCGCAAGGCTCCCCGCCCGTAATTACGAAGTGCCGGGGATGATAGCCGGCCACAACTTCAGCAATCCGCTCGGCGCTCACTAGAGCCCACGTTGGGGCAGGATCAACCTTGTCGAGCATCTCGACGACGTTGATCATCTTGGTAGGCGAGCCCGCCGGCCAGGTGTGCTTGGTGTCGCACCAACTGCAGCCCACAGGGCATCCCTGAAGCCTGATGAACGTGGCCGGCGTTCCGGTCCAGGTTGCCTCCCCTTGGATCGTGGGGAAGATTTCATTCACGCGAAGCACGGTAAACCTCCTGATCGTTGATTGCGGCCCTGGGGTCCTCCCAAGGAAAGATGATCCAATCGGGTGAGTCGATCACTTCCACGGCGCGGAACCATGTTGGTTGCACCTTACTGATCCACACAGCACATTTCACCCCGTCATATTGACTGACTGGCGCCAGCGTGCGTCCGGTCTCGTAGATGTCATCCACCACTAGGCAGCCGGGTTCAATCTCATGCAGCAGCGGCAGGCTCAGATAGTGACTCAAGGCCACCGCTAGACATAGGCCACCGCGAGGAAAGCCGTAAACACCTGTGAACGACCGGCCCTCTTGGTCGGCGGCAATCTTGCAAACGGCTTGATCAAACTCGTCCCACGTGAGATGTCTCATGGCCGGTAGATTGCGGAGTTGGCGCCGTGCTCACGCACCTCGACTTCCGTAACCCGGCAGCGGGGGGCGTAGCCGTTGTTCTGCAGCCAGGCGTTGGCTTGAGCCCAGACCAGCTCGGCGAAGCGTTCACAGCCCACTGCTGGCAGGATCACCAAATCGAGCAGCCCCTGCTCGTGGCCGCGATGAAACCAGTCAAGGCAGGGGTCATCTTCTGCCACCACGGTCTTGTGATCAAAGGTCTCCTGTAGCCAGGACTTAAGATCTTTCAGCCCGCCGAAGTCCACCACCCAGTTGCGCTCATCCAGATCGTCTGCCTCAAACTTCAGATGCACCGACAAGGCATAGCCGTGCAGAAACCGGCAGTGACTATGGGTGCTGCGCCACTGGCGGAAGCACGCAGAGAGGCCAACTTCGTGGCCGTAGGTTTTGGTGCTGGTGTAGGTCATTTGAGTCCGATCAACTGTAAAAACTCGGCTTTCATGTGCGGCTTGTCGCGAAACTCGCCGCGCACGACGCTGGTCACCATCGACGTTTCAGGCTCACGCACGCCGCGCCATTTCATGCAGTAGTGTTGCGCGTTTACAATCACAATGAGACCCAGCGGTTTCACCAGCCGCTCGATCTCGTCGGCAAGGATCATCACCGCCTCCTCTTGGATGTGCGGCCGGGTAAACACCCACTCGGCCAGACGCACGAACTTGCTCAGGCCAATCACTCGTTCGCTTGGCTTGATACCCACCCAGCACTTGCCCAGGATCGGAACCAAGTGATGGCTACAGGCGCTGCGCACCGTGATCGGGCCAACGGTGTAGACCTGATCCAGATCCTTGGCGTTGGGGAAGTCGGTCAGCCGGGGCGGCTGGTGATACCGTCCCTTGAACACCTCCTGCAGATACATCCGCGCCACCCGTTCGGCGGTGCCCTTGGTGTTGTGGTCGTTGTCCACGTCGATCACCAGAGACCACAGCAGGTCCTCAACCCGCTTGGCCACCTCGGCCTCTAGGGCGTCGAGGTCGCCCGGCTCGATCACCTCTGCGATGTTGTCGTTGGCCAGGAACGGTGCCCCGGCGGCGAGCAGGCGCTCGCGGATCGTGTTGGATATGGTCATGAACCCTTAGGCGGCGTAGGTGGTGGGATCGGGCACCCCGCTGTCGCGGAAAGCCTCCTTGCGCTCGGTGCAGCTGCCGCACTTGCCGCAATGCACCTCGCCGCCCTCGTAGCAGGTCCAAGTGTGTTCAAACGGCACGCCCAGCTCACCACCGATCGCGGCGATGTCGGTCTTGGTTTTGTCGATGAACGGGGCGATCAGCTCCAGCCCCTCCAGCCGGTGACCCACCGTGCCGGTGAGCAGCGCCTGGCCCAGCTCCTCGATAAACGCCGGGCGACAGTCGGGGTAGATGTGGTGGTCTCCGGCATGGACGCCGCAGGCCAGCACGTCGGCTTCGCTGGAGCACGCCAAGCCCCAGGCAATGCTCAGCATGATGGCGTTGCGGTTCGGCACCACCGTCAGCCGCATCGACTCCTCGGCGTAGTGGCCGTGGGGCACCGCTACCTCGTCGGTGAGGGCCGAGCCCTTGAGCAGCGGTCTGATCCCGCTGATGTCAATAACGGTGTGGCTAGCGCCCAGCAGCTTGGCCTGGTGATTGGCGCACTCCAGCTCCCTGTGGTGGCGTTGGCCGTAGTCAAAGCTCACCAGCTCCAGGTCGTAGCCTTGAGCCTTGAGCCAGTAGGCGAGGGTCACGGAATCCATGCCCCCTGAAACAATTACGATTGCTTTCATGGTGTGGTTTTGAGATAAAAGTCGGAAAAGGCTTTAGTCAAAAGATCCAAGGCAAGATTGGTTGCAATTGCTAAAAACATTTTTGTTTTAGTTTGCTTTTCAATGTCAACCGAAAGAGCCAATCCGTTTCTGGCGCACAAGTCTCGCAACACAGAAGGGCCTCCTTTCCAGTTGCATGATTTAGCTAACTTGTGAGGATCAATCCCTAAAAACTTAATTCGACTTAAAATGTCTTCGTCTGGTATTTTTTGAAACACATGGCGATCAATAGTCTTAAATTTTGCCCTACCCATATATAAACGCATGGTTCCATACCTAGCGGGAGACTCCCATGTACTGCTGTCACACATATACGGACAGTAAACCTTGATGAAGTTAATATCACAAAACCCCAGCCAGTGCACCATGCGATCGCCCACGTGCCGCATGATTCCTTTGACGAAACCACGGTTGCCGGGTGTGCCCACTAGCCCACCAATCCCAACCACATCGCTGGTCTTGTAGAACTCGTCAAGAGCGGCCGGATCCTCGCCCCTAGTGAAGATCGGCACCGGATTGAAGCCACGGGTCAGCATGGTCTCGTAGTTGCGCTGCGTGCCGTCCGGGTCGCCGATCACGTCGAGCGTGAAGTAGCGCCAGGGCTTGATCGGCAGCTGCTCTAGAAAGCGGCAGTAGTCATCCAACTGGATCGGTTTGCCAGCCTTCCATGCGGTGAACGCACCGGAGTCCAGCACGAAGCGCAGGGCCGGTCCCACGGTTCGCAGGCTCTCGATCACCTGCGGATTCATGTAGGGATATGCGACCAGAACGTTCAGCCGAGGCTCCATTATCCCATCTCCACACTGATGGCGTGGCTGTCGCAATACATGCGGATGGCCTCGACCACCTCGTCGCGGTAGGTGCCGTCCAACTTCACCACGATCTTTGCCTGAATCCCGTCCAGGTTTTCATCGTGCTTCTCTACCGCCTCGATGTCGCTGTCCCAGCCATTCTCCGCCAGGCCCTTTAGTTCATCCGGCGACCACCCCAGCAGGGCCAGATCGAACTCCACCGCCTCCAGCTCCTCAATCTCGGCGGCAAGCATGTCCACATCCCACCCCGCATTGAGCGCCAGCTTGTTGTCCGCCAGCACATAGGCCCGGCGCTGCGTCGGGGTCAGGTGGTCAAGCACCACCACCGGCACCTCGGCCAGGCCTAGATCCTTGGCCGCGGCCAGTCGGCCATGGCCCGCCAGGATGCCATCATCGCTGGCGACCAGTATCGGGTTGGTGAACCCGAACTCCTGGATGGAGGCGGCGATCTGCGCTACCTGCTCAGCGCTGTGGGTCCGCGCATTCTTCTCGTAGGGCACCAGCCGCTCGATCGGCCAGCGCTCCAGC